CAGTCTTAATTGGTGAAACTGATTCCAGTTAGTTAAATATCTATTACCTTGAGTTCTTCCTGATTTAAACCACTCATATTCAATAGCCATAGCAACCTGACTCCCATATTCAATACTAGCTTTTTCAGCATCACTCACTACTTGACTAGGGAAAGCACTATTGGTATTAGTATATATATTCATTAATTTATAATTTTTGATAAAGTTCCTTTATTATTGTATTTTTTTATACCTAAATCAACTGGTTTTAACTCTCTTTTATTTACAGGTGAATACCTGTGTTTATTACAAGCCATTAAAGCAAGTCCAGAGCTAATAGAAGCATCATGAGTTGTTCTATTATTTATGTCAAATCTAGCCCAGTCTTCTAGTGTTCTTTGAAAATACATATCCCCATAACCTGCTTCTTTTAATCCTACATAATGTTCTACGTAAGTTTCTATTGCAGATGCATGAGCTTGTTTAATATCTTCGCTTGAATTAGGTATACCACCTATTTCTCTTTCTGTTACAGATAATTTATTTCTTCTTTTATCTGGTCTATTCATAGCAAAACCTCTATAACCTCTACGTTTAAAATAATAAAGTAATCTTGGTTTGTTGTTTTCTGCTAATATTGGCATACCATAAAATACACATGCCATTAATACATCTTCAAAAAATATTTCAGCTGTTTGTGGTCTAGCTATGTATTCTAAAAAGAAATGATTAGGTGGAACTTCTTCCATGCTAAATTTAGTTAAACCATGTAAAGATCCATTGGAACCTCTTTTATCTACTGTTCCTGATATATCATATGGATCACATCCAAAAGCACCACAATGCTCGTTACCTGGATAATTTATTCCATTTTTTAAATATCTTTTATTTTGTAGTTCTACTGGTGGAACCCAAGTTACATAAAACCTACCTTGTTTGTTTGGTATAAAAATAACTCTTGTGTCTTTGTGTCCATTTTCCCATTGAAAACTACCTTGTGTAACACCTAATGAATTTTTTAAATCTTCATTAAAGTCTATTTGTTCGTATATTTTTGTAAGATTAAATAAAGATGATTTAGATTCATCTCTAAAAGCGTGTTTTGTTGTTCGTGGAAATTGTCTATAAAATTCGTTTAAAGCATCTTGATCATCTTTTAAACCCTCCACTTCGTTATCCCAGTACTCAATAACCCCGAGCTTAATTGGCGTTCCATGAGGTCCACACACTTTTTTTGATGGGGTCTCGAATACAGGCATTCCGTAAGAATCAATGTATCCTTCGTAATTCCATTCCATAGGAATGAATAAAGAATAGAGTCCTGAGCGAGTCTGTCCGTTGCTGTTTCTTTTTGTAACATCTGAATCATCATATAGTTTTTTAAAATTTCTACCACCTTTGTCTAATGCATTAGATGTTGAACCCATCATACATTTACCAATAATTCTACTACCTAATCTTAAAGTAGTTTTAGTTACACGCCAATTATTTAAAATATTATTAGGTTTTTCCCATTTACCACTTTCATCATGAACTAATAATTTTAATTTTTCACCATCATAAGCGTTATCACCTGTATTTTTCCAGTCAATTGTAGTATCTAATCCTTTTAATTCTTCATCTAAATCATCTATAGCTGTTAGTTTTCTACGTGTAAACTTACTAGCTGGTACACGATAAGCTAACTCTGTTTTAGGACGATCCATACCATCTTGTGTAGGTTTAAAAAAGAAAGGATAATTAACCGATATAGGAACTACTTTATCAGTAAACATTTTTTTTGCATCAGCACCTGACTTTGATAATATACCATATCTACTATCACTTGATATTGTTGCTAAATTAACTGATTCACCTGAAGCCATAAATGAAAAACCAGAACGTCTATTTTTTAAATAACACATACCGTATGATCTATAATCGGCTTTACAAGCTTCCCAAAATATAAAAAATAATCTATTTGCCTCTCTATAATCTGGAGCACCAACATCTATTTTACTCCATTGTAAATACATGTAATGCGTACCTGTTAAATAAGTTGCTTTATTTTTATTATAAAACCAAAAACCATCTTCTCTTCTTGTAAATTCTGTATCTATATAATCATACCACTTTTCTTTAAAATCTTGTGGGTATTGTTTCCAGTCAAAAACAGTTTTTATTTTACTTAAAATTTTTGGATATTCAAATTTTGTCCATGTATTTTTTTCAAATTTATGAACATTTTTTGCTTTAGGTAAAGCTATTTTAAGATTTTGTATTTCATATACTTCACCTACAGTACCATCTTTACTAATAACTATCATATCATGATCTTCATTGTAACCGTACTTCCACTTTTTTAATCTATTAAAATCTTTAAGTACTTTAGGTTTTATGTAGTTATCTAAAACTTTATATAAACTTTGCTCGTACATTACTTAGATCTCCCTTCCGCAAAACCTTTAAAATTGCTTTGCTTCTTGTTTTCTTTTGGTTTATCATCTAACATGTCTTGCTCTTCTTGTATTCTACTTAATATTTCAAAAGCATCAAATATTGCTAGTTTTTTTGTAGCTGCGGCATTTTTTAATCTATCCGCTGAAATGTCTGGTCCAAAATCTATAATTGGCTCTTTAGCAACTTTAATTAACTCTTTAACTGCTACTCGCCCAGCTTGGATTATATTCTTCTTCGTTTCCTTTGTGCTCATACTTTATAACAATATCATTTGATTTCATACAATATAAACGCTCACCTTCAATTAAAAACTCCCACTCACCGTTTGGTGTATAACCTACTAGGTCTCCTGGGTTAATATTAAGTGCGTTTAAGGAGTTATTACCGTATTTTAGTATACCGATAAGCTCCTGCTCTTTATCTAACGTTAGATCATCAATATTTTTTATTGGCTTAATGAAGCATCTATCGCCAAAACTATGCCAACCTTCTGAATTTTTATATAAATATAATTGATCTATAGCGCAAAAATATAAATCATCTTTAAAATAAGATCTACTTTTCTTTTTTTCGCCTCTTATATCATAAAAAGTTCTAAAAACATTTTGATGAATAACTACAATATCTCCTTTTTTAATTTTAGTTTCAAAAGCTAAAGGAGTTTCTTGTACTATAGCTAATCTATTTACAAACTTCCAGTTTTCAATTTTAGTATTTACAATAACATCTTTACCACCAATTTTTACTGTATTACTATATTTATCACCTAAAGGTTGTATAATAAAATCATATAAACTTTTCATTAATATTCTAAATCATACTCAACGGATATAGCCATGTTAGAATTAAATTTTTTCCACGGCAATACCTCGCTGTTTTTCTTTATATAAATATTATAAGAATTATCAGAATCATCAAATATAATATACGCTATTTCATGACCACCATAAACGTTTTGGCCAATAGCATAATGCATAGCGTCATTTTTATAATCAGATCCAATACTGATTTTTCTAATATTACTTTGCATCTTCTTTTTCAATGTCAGTATATGATCCGTCTTTTAAATCAATATTGACAGAACCATACTCTTCCTCTAATTCTTTTTTAGTTTCTTCAATGACTTTAGAAAGATCATTAATTTTTTGATGTACGTTATTCTTTTGAACATCTAATACACCTAATGATCTTAGTAATTCACTAAGTTCAGTTTGTTGTTTGTTTACTTTTTCTAACTGTTCGTCAGTAATTTTTTTAACTTCTTTACTCATAATTTTAATTTAATTTAATTTGTTAATATATATTCTTAGTTATATAGTCACCTGTATATCAGGTATTTACCCTAAAGATGATTCTCTACCAGCTACTAACAATGTAGCAGTAGTGTTTGTGCTTAATACATAGTCAACATATATAGGTATAATATCTCCAGCATCTAATCCAGCAAATTCAACTCCATCACCTACTACAGGTGCTAAACTTAATACTTCATCTACTGTTAAAGTAGCATCAGCTCCACCACCAGAAATTGTTATTGTATCTCCTACTTTATATCCAGTACCAGCACTGTTACCTATAGCAACCGCTGTAACTGCACCAGCAACAACAGTTGTATTAACTGTTAAACCTGAACCATTACCAGTTGTTGTGGTAGCTACATTATTTGCAGCAGTATATCCACTACCTCCATCAGATACTGTTAAGGCAACTACTGTATTTTGTGCACCTTCTGTTCCTGCAGGGATAACATTAACATCTCCTGCACCTCCAACATAAATTAAAGAACCTTTAAGGTTTGTACCTAAAGTTCCAGTTTGATTCATAAATTCCCATGCTGGAAGAGGATTTATTGTATCGCTTTTTGTTATAGCTTTTGCTCTGCTAAAATATCCCATGTTTTTGTTTTTTATTTTTGTTTAAATATATTACTTGCTTTTTCTGTCGTTCGTCCTCCGAAATAGGCTAGGACAACCGCCATCATAACCTTCTCGAAAGTGTCGTTCCATAATTCATTTATATGAAACGGTATAGTTTCAACACTGTCTAAAATACCAGCTAGTGAAAATATACAAATACACCACACTAATACTAGTGGACGCACGTTTTTTGACATCCATGAATCTGACATAGAGTCTGCTTGCCATCTTGATGTGATAGCTTCAATTTCTTTTGTTTGTTGTTCGTATATTATTTGTTGTAATTTTACCTTATCCTCAGCAGGAGCATCGGCTTTAGTAATGGCTTCAATAGCCTCTTTTGGTGAAGTTACGCCTTGTAATACATTTCCTAATGTAGGATTTATTACAGAAGCTGCTCCAAACAATAATTGTCCAACAGTTGTATCTTTAAATTTCTTTTTACTCATTAGGTACTTTTTTATATGCTTCATCTTCCCAAGGTAACGCTGAGTCACCTTCATTCATTTTGTCTCTTGGAAATACTTTTCCTTTCCAATAAACATTATCATCATCATAATTTAAATCGCCTCTTTGCATTTGGTCAATATGAACTTCTTCATGAGCAATAACTTTTTTAGCTTGCTCAGGATCCACGTCTTTATTTATAATAATTGTTCCATTATTATTAGCTTTACCCATTACGCCTTCTTCCATTGGTACATGATATACAGGAGTTTTTTTAGTGTAAGGTGGTGGTCCTAGTTTAAAAGCCATATTTTAATTTTTATATGGAAACATTTTATTTAATGCTCCCTTTCTAGCAGCACAACCGCAAGGGATATTAAGTCCCTTGCTCATTGTGTCTACCATTTTTTTGATACCAGTAGCTTTAGTAAACTTTTCTATATCGTCGCCTAAACCTTTTGATTTCATAATTTAGTTTATAAAGTGTTATCAGAACTAAATACTGCACTATCCCAGTACATTTGCTCATCAGTTCCTCTTACACCACCACCATCTAAACCTAGTTGAGCAGTAGCAGCTACACCACCTGGGTTAGCAGTCATTGCTTTAATAATAGCTTGTGAAGGCATGTTTCCACTTACTGTAATAGCAGTTGGGTTTGCAGCAGCAGTAGCAGAAGTAGATACACGTAAAGTAAGTATTCTACCACCAATAGTACCAGCAGGAACAGTAGCGCCATTAGCATGACCAGCTTCTAATCCTACAATACCTTTTAGTGTTACAATTGCAGTGTAAACACCACCATTTACAGCATCAGCTACGTTTTCAATATCGTCGATATTAACGAGTACGTCTCTTGCATAGTTTCCACCAGCAGCTAAAGTAGTACCGTTAGAAATTTTAAATTTAATAAATTTTGCCATTTTTGTTGTTGTTTTTGTTGTTGTTATTGTTATTGTTTGACTTGGGTTTTACAGTTCCCTACTGTTCTTTTTTCTCTTGAAGAGCTTTTCTCATTGACTCTTTTCTGTCGCCATCACCATCTGCATCTATAAAATCTGGTTTTGGTTTAGCAGCTTTTAAAGGTGAGCCACCTCCCATTCGTGATTGTGAGTGTTTAGACATCCATGAACCATCTCTTCCACCACTAGCATCTTTCGCTACTGGGTTATCGTTCATTAAATTATGTCTTTCTTGTTTTACTGATTCTTGTCCGTAACCTTTATTTTGGTTCATTATTGGATCGTCGTTATAAGCCATTTTTTTAATTTTTATTAGTTGTTATATTATTGTTTAAACATTGAGTCATCATGTCCAGTTGGTTCAATAGGCATGTCATCCATTTTCATCATATCTATTTCTTCTTTTTGCATAGTAGTATCATAACCTAATCTATTTCTCATATCAGCATGTCTAGCCATTGCTTGTAGGTTTTCATATTCATAACCACCTGGCGCTCTATAATCTTCATAGCCAAATGTTTGACCTGGTGTAAATTTTGGATCATGTATATAACCATCATCTTCATATGCATAATTTTGTGCATCAGCAGCTAGACGTCTTGCTTTTAACACACGGTCTTGTACCATACCTACATTTTTAGCTGGTGAACCATGATGTTCTTTATCATACTTCATATCCCCTGCTAGTTTAGATATATGTTTTTCATCAGCTGTTTGCTTTTCATCTTTATCTTTAACATGAAATTTTTGATCGTCTTTAATATCTCTTTTTAAGTAATCAATATGAGCAGCATCGTCTTTTTCTGAAGCTTTATAATTACTGTCAGTAACTTTTGTGTGAGCGTGATCTTTTGACCATTTTGCGTTACCAGTATATTCGCCCCAATGTCCTTTATGTCCCATTTTTAGTTATTTTTTTAATAATTCTATTTTCTTTTTAAGTTCTTCGATTTCAGCATCTTTTTCAGCAGTAGCTTGCGCAGTTGCGTTTTGCCCAGCTGTAATAGCTCTATTTTGTATATCAGCTGTTTTATTCATTATATGATCTATATTTACATCATCTTGATTATAAAAACTAGCATTTGCTTTAGCATCTGCAAAGGCTTTCTTTTGATCCTCAGTAGCTGTTTTAATATTATCATAAAAATCACTTTCTTTAAGCTCTACTAGTTTACCGTCTTTTTCATATTTTTGAACACCTGAATGATCAAGTCTATTCATTCTCCCTTGTGCTCTAGCTGATAATCTTTTTGCTTTATTAGCTTCGCTTTCATTCATATAAGAATCTAAAGCTCCTTGAATAGCGCCAGCAGCTTGTTGTATCATTCCTACATGTGATACATATGGTTCACCCGCAGGACTAGTATAACTACCGTTTAAAGGACTACGCATTTCAGCAGCAGATCCTTGAGCAGCATCTTCATCTTCTCTAACTTGAGAACTTTCTTCTTCAGTTCTATTTTTATTATGAGCTTCTTTAGCATCTGCAAGTTTAGCTTCTAATTGAGATATTTTTTCAAAATCAATACCTCCTTGTCCTTCTGAACTTAATCCTTTTCTTTCAGCTCTTTCAGGATTTTTTCTAAGCATGTTTATTTGCCTTTGGATTTTTTTATGCTCGTTTAATGGACTTTTGCTACTAAACGCTCTTTGAAATGGTGAACTCATTATTTATTTTTATTTTTAATTATACCTAAATCTACACCACCAGATGAAACAACTTTATCATAATTAATAGAAGATACAGCGTGTAGTCTTTTGCTTTCCTCTTTACTCAATGGTTTGCTATCTGTTTCTTTTTGTCTCTCCATTTGGTCAGACATTCTTTCAAACCTAGCTTCTTGAGGATCTTGTTCAAAGCCAGCTTCTCCTCTTTTTAACTCGTTAAGTGGAGATTTGGAACTAAATTGTTTTTGGAATGGTGAACTCATAGTTTTAGTATTTATGTTTTGGTCCTACGCTTACTGAAAATACTTTTTTAGCTGGACTTTCTTCTTCTTTTTTAGTTTCAATTGGTCTTTCAGCATCATCAGTCTTTTTCAACTTGATTTTACCGTCTCTACACTCAAATTCTCCTCTTTCAACTTCCATCTCAGAGCGACCTTTAAATTTTTCTTCAGGTTTATCTTTACCTACTTTTCTATACCCTTCTTCCCACTTTGCCCAGGCAGTAGTACATTTATCTTGTTTAAATGGTGATTTACTTCTCATGTTTTTTTTATTTAGCTGCGCAACCGAAGTTTTTAGCATAGTTTGCCATTTTAACTACTTCGTCACTATAATTATCTTTTTTACTCATAACAGCATCTGCCGCAGAACAAGCGTCTTTAAATCCGTTTTTCTTAGCCCAAGCTGTAAATTTTCCTTTGTTTTCCTTTTTTATTTCAGGAAATCCTTCTTTATAAAATGGCGACCTCATTTTTTATATACTTTAGCACATTGTGTTATTGGCATACCTTTGTAATAAGTAGGAGCTTTTAAAACTTGTTTACCAGTAATACCTGAACTAGAACCTACACCGTGTAGTCTACCTTCTTGATCTAGTGGACCGTCCCATATATGAGACTCACCTACTATACCAACTTTAGTTCCTGGCTTTAATTTTTCCATTGAAGGATCATATTTTTTATGATGCATAACTTTATTTTTTATATGGTTTTTTAATTTTACATTTACCTTTATACTTCTTGACTTTATTTAACGCGCTTCCACCTCTATTAATAACCGCGTTATTACCCATCATTGATTCATCTACTTGTGTTGGATCTATCATTGTTGGTTGTACGTCGTCCATATTATTTTGTAAACCAGGAGTTCCACCTGTAGCTGGAGTTGTTGGTGCTGGTGAAGTAGTATTAGCACCACCGCTTAATTTATTACTAATTTCATTTAATTTAGACATGATTTGGCCGTGATTACCACCACCACTATTTCTTCCAGCTCTATTTTTTATTCTTTGCGCTAGAGTTGATAAGGCGTTACCACCCAGACTTGCAGCTAAATTATTGAAAAATTTTAACGGACTTTTACTCATCTTGTTTTATCTTTATTTACATTATAAATAGCTTTTGTTAATACTTTATCTGTATAGCTATTACCTTTTATTAATTTATTTCTTCTTGCACTTGTTGGTATATTTTCTTCGCCTAACATAATTTTATACATTCTCATAATAAGTTGTTTACACTTAAATGAAACTTTATATATGTTATATTTTTGAGTTGTTCTGTTTCTATGTCTCCATACAACTATCCAACCATTTGAAATTAATCTATTCCATCTTCTATTATCCCAACTATAAGAATAAACACCTTGTTCAAAATCATGTTTAGTAAAAAGATCCATGCAATCAAGATATATTAAAACTTCTAAATCAGCATCTGTTAAACCATTATTTTTACAAGCCCATTTTCTAATTATTCTATAATGTTTAAGAATTTGTAAATCTTTAAGATCACTAGCGCTTAATCTCATAATACAACAACTACATCCTGAACTTTTATAACATGATAGGTTTGTTTTTCTATTTCTATTTTATGACCAGCATGTCTATCAAAAAATATTTTTGAACCTTCTTTTATTCCTTTAATTTCTTCACCTGAAGATACAACACTAGCTTCTACATATCTAATGTCATCTCGATGAGTTTCTGCAAGAAGCAAACCACCTTTTGTTTTGGTGGTTCCTTCTTTTACTTTTTTAATTATTAGATTTCTACCTACTGCCTTCATCGATTCTTAAATTATTAATTACACAATCGGTTGACAATATTGTTGTTGCTACACTAGCCGCGTTTTTTAAAGCACTTTTTGTAACTAACAAAGGATCTATAATCCCAGCATCAATCATATTTACCATATTTCCTGTAACTACATCAATACCATTTCCATCTTCACCAGCTATTCTGTATCCTTCATAACCAGCGTTATCTAGTATTGTTTTATATGGAGATAATATGGCTTTTCCTAAAACAGTTTCACCTTGATTTTTATCTTTTAGTTTCATAGCTGCATTTAATAAAGCAACTCCACCACCTGGAACAATACCTTCTTTTATAGCTGCTTTAGTAGCACATATAGCATCTTCTACTCTATCTTGTTTTTCTTTTAACTCTATATCAGAATTTGCACCTACTTTAACTACAGCTATTTTTGCTGCTAACATTGCTAATCTTTTTTCTAGCTTTATAACCTCATGACTAGGATTGTCTTGTTGAAGTTTTGTTTTTATACTATGTATTACTTCTTTTACTTCGTTAGAAGTATCAGCTACTTGTAAAATTGTTTCAGAGTGTGATGTAACACTTTTTAAACAAGAACCTAAATATTCCACTTGTATTAAGTCCATGTCATCACCTAAATCTTCATTTACAATAGTTGCGCCTGTTAATAAAGATAAATCATCTAATGTTTGTTTTTTATTAATACCATATGTAGGTGCATCAATAACGTTTATCTTTATATTACCCTTCATTTTATTCATTGCTAGAGCTGATAAAACACCTTGTTCTAAATCGCCTATAATAAGCAAAGGTTTATTGTTTTTTATTACGTACTCTAGCACTGTTTGAATTTGTCTTATTGAATCAACCTTAGACTCTATTAACAGTACTAACGGATTATCTAGTTCCGCTGATTGACTTTCAGCATTAGTAATAAAATGCCTATTTGTCAAACCTTTATCATATTGTGCACCTTCAACAATTTTTATTTCAGTTTTACCAACAGCAGAGGGTTCCATCATTACTACACCCGTAAGATCTACAGCTCTAAATGCATCAGCAATTAATTTACCTAGCTCTGGATCATTGTTAGTAGATATAGTAGCAATGTTATCAATCATATCTCCTTCTACTGAAACAGATATAGATTCTAAATATTTTACAACTTTTTCAACAGCAGTGTTTATTTCTTGTTTTAAACTTCTTGAATTAGTTTTATCAACAACTTTATAAGCTTCTTCTAATATAGCATGTGCTAATATAGTAGCTGTGGTAGTACCATCACCAGCTTGTTGAACAGTTTTACGCGCAGCTTCTTTTAATAGAGTTGCACCCATGTT